AAGCTACGCAGAGCAGATAAAAACAGAATACAGGGTAAGATTCAAATTCACGAATACTTGAGGCTGCAGCCAAGCGGAAGACCACGATTACAGATTTTCAGTAGCTGTCCTAGCCTGATACGCGAGCTTCAAGGCATTCCTTTAGATAAATCAAATCCTGAAGATGTCGATACTCATGCGCCTGACCACGCATATGATGCCTTACGGTATCTTATTATGTCTAGGCCAAGAGTAAACGACCCACTAGCTCAGTTGAGGCATATGCGTCTTGAACAAGCTTATACACCTGCAGATGCAGATTTTGGATATTAATATATGGCAGAAGAAAATAGCTTAACAGCAAACGAGCTATACTTTGAGCAAGTAGAAGACGAGCAAGGTATGCAGTTGACTTTAGAAGAGTCACTGCGTAATAACTTTGTTGGTCTTCTTATGGATCGTTATGAGCAAGCTGAAAGTGCTAGGGACTTAGATGAAGGACGTTGGTTAGATGCTTATCATAATTACCGTGGTCTTTACGGTAAGAATATTCGTTTTAGAGAATCTGAAAAGTCTAGAGTATTCGTAAAAGTAACTAAAACAAAAGTATTGGCTGCTTTCGGACAATTAGTAGATGTTATCTTTGGAGCTAATAAGTTTCCTATTGGTATTGCAGAAACTAAAGTACCAGAAGGTATTAGCGAATATGCTCATCTAGATCCACAAAACCCCTTACCGGGGATTGAAACAAGCGAAGAAGAGTTTCCAGAAAAGAAAGAGGAGAATCCATTTGACGTTGGTTACGAAGGTGACGGGCGTGTACTTAAGCCGGGAGCGACCTTTGGGTCAGGAGGCTTTGAAGAAACGTCAATTGAAGAAGCAGCAAGCGAAAAACTCACTGACGGTCCAGCCCTCAACTCACAAGTCCTACAAGTAAGTCCTGCTAGAGAAGCCGCTAGGCGTTTAGAAAAATTAATACATGATCAAATTGAAGAATCAAATGGAGCCAGCGAAATACGTAATGCTCTTTTTGAATCTGCCTTATTCGGCACAGGCATAGTAAAAGGGCCGTTTAACTTTAACAAGACACTTAGCAGGTGGGAGGAAGATGAAGAAGGACTTAGGAGATATTCTCCAATTGATGTGCGCGTTCCTCGTATTGAGTTTGTCAGTATATGGGATTTCTTTCCTGATCCTAACGCTACAAACATAAACGAAGCAGAGTACATTTTTCACAGACACAGAATGAACCGTACTAAGTTACGGTCTTTGGCAAAGATGCCATACTTTAATAAAGATGCAATTCGTGAAGCTCTAGTAATGGGGCCTAATTACGAAGAAAAAGACTATGAACAGGAACTGAAAGATGATAACCGCTCAGAAGAAGCGGGGTCAGGACAGTTTGAAGTTCTAGAGTATTGGGGAGTTATGGATGCAGAATATGCTCGCCAAGTTGGTATGGATATACCAGAGGAAGTAGATGACCTAGATGAAGTACAAGTAAACGCTTGGATCTGCAACGGTCAAATGTTAAGAGCAGTAGTAAATCCGTTTACGCCTTTCAGGTTGCCTTATCATGCCTTTCCCTATGAGCGTAACCCCTATAGCTTCTTTGGCATCGGGGTTGCTGAGAATATGGATGATTCTCAAAAGATCATGAACGGTCACGCTCGCATGGCAATAGACAACCTAGCGTTATCAGGATCGTTAGTCTTTGATGTAGACGAAACTGCTCTTGTGGGTGGTCAAAGCATGGAAATATATCCGGGTAAAGTATTCCGAAGACAAGCAGGAATGCCCGGAACAGCTATCAATGGCTTGAAGTTTCCTAATACCTCACAAGAAAACATGATGATGTTTGATAAGTTCAGACAGCTTGCAGACGAACAAACAGGTATTCCAAGCTATTCACACGGTCAAACGGGCGTCCAAAGCATGACGCGAACTGCTTCAGGCATGTCCATGCTACTTGGCGCAGCATCCCTTAATATTAAAACTGTAATTAAGAATCTTGATGACTTCTTACTTAAGCCTATGGGCGAAGCATACTTCCAGTGGAACATGCAATTCCTAGAAACTAAGTTAGATGTTAAAGGTGATTTAGAAGTAAAAGCCACGGGTACAAACAGCTTGATGCAAAAAGAAGTACGTAGCCAGCGATTGACTATGTTCTTACAGACTGCTCAGAATCCTGCTATTGCACCTTTCATTAAAATGAACAAGCTAATTAGCGAGCTTGCTTACAGTCTTGACCTTGATCCAGATGAATTGATTAATGATCCTGAAGAAGCAGCACTAATGGCTCAAATTATAGGGATGCAAAATAATGTTGGACAAGCAACTGGCCCGGAAGCTGGCCCCGGTGGTGAACAACCCGGAGGTATGGGAGGCCCTGAAGGAGTACCTCCAGAAGGCCAAGACGCTGGAGCTACGGGTACTGGCGGTGGCAACATCGGAACTGGAGCTGTACCGCAGTCAGGGGAGGCTGAGTTCTCTGGAACGCCTAGAGCAGTTGAAGGATAGCGTTAAAGTAGAGATGGAGCGAAAAGATGCCGGGTAAAAAAAGTATGCTGAAAAGGGAAGAATACGTAGTAGGTGGATTAACCAAAGCATTTGTACCTGTTGCAAAAAGAGTAGCTAAAATATTTGAAGAAGACGTTACTGAAAAAGAAATAAAAACTAAACTTAATACAATTATTGATAAAATTGAAGCTGCTCCTCTAGGAAGTACAAAAAAAGAAACCTTCCAAAAAATTGCAGATGAAGAAGATGTAGCTTTAAGTCTTGTAAAAGATGCAAATAAAATTAATAGTTATAGGTCTGGAGGAGGAAAGTCTGATTCTTTATTAGGAGAAGTAGCTGCAACTGTAAGAGCCATGACAAAAAAACCTACTTCAGGGCAAGCTGACTCCGAAGCTTTAGGAGGAACAAAAACTACTAGAGAAGCTAGAAGAGGTAAAGGGTTTGCAATTTTAGGTACAGCAGCTTTAACTGTTCCTACTACTGCTCTTTCTACTGCTTGGTTTATGAGTAATGATAAAGAACCTACGCCTAAAGAGGCATCAGCTTTTGAAAAGGCTTTTAGTAAAGCTCATAATGCTGGCAAAGAAACATTTATGTTTAAAGGCAAAAAGTATACTACCGATGTTAGAAAAGGAAAATCAGAAGGCGGCGTTATGAAACAACTTAAACAAAAAATAATGTCTTTACTTGCCCAGAAACAACAAGCGGCTGACGAAGAAGAAAAAGCAAGAATACAAATGCAACTGGATTCATTTTCAGAAGAGCAAATGCGAGAAGCTTTAAAGGAAGAAGACACTCCTGAAGAAGGTCTTTTTGATAATAACAATCGGATTGATCAAGAACCTAAAAAAATTAGACTGCGAAAAGAAGAAGGTGGCTCAATGCTTGTACCACCTGAAATGCCTGTAGATACTTTTACACCAGAAGAACAGGCAAATGCAGAAGAATCCCAGCTTCCAGACGATGACATGGAAGAAGATTACATGGGTTATGTACTAGGACAATCCCTAGACGATAGCGAACAAGAATACTTAATGGGAGCTTTGGAATCAGATCCAAGGCTCAGTGAAATCTTTGATAAGGTCGTAACGACTGCATCAGAGTTTTCTGGGGCTGGAGAGGTAGAAGGCCCCGGAACAGGCGTATCAGACTCAATCCCTGCGCGTTTAAGCGACGGAGAGTTTGTTATGACCGAAGCAGCAACTAGCGAAATCGGAGCAGATAACCTTCAGACAATGATGGATGATGCAGAACGACGATCTAGTGGTGGTAAAGTTGGATTCGCAGTAGGCGGTTTATTAAACAATCCTTATGGAATGGATAAGCAACAAATGGAAGAAGAGGATGAAGACCTTGTAGCACAAACTATGATGTCAGCTAATCAGATGCCAAGCCTAATGGGAGGAAGACGCTAAAAACAATAGTACGGCTACCTTGTAGTATCAAGCCCCAGATTTTAAAGACGTTTGAAATTGGCTACCTTGCAAGAAACAAGCCCCGTAGAAAAGGAGAGTACCATGTCCGAACAGGCATACGAAGAGGAAGAAGTCGCAAACCCATATAATGCACGTAAATCTTGGCACACACAAGAAAGGAAAAAATCTTTAAGTGCTGCAGAAAGCTTGTATTACCCGGAAGACGACGAAGAACCTCAACAGCAGAAGGCTACCCGAAGAAAGGCCCCTTCTACTGAGGATGAACCAAGCACTAACTATAAAAAGCGTTACGATGATTTAAAGAAACATTACGATCAGAAACTTTCTGAATTTAAAATTAAAGAGCAAGAACTAATGGAACAGGCTAGATCAGCCGAACCAGAGTACCAAGCTCCTAAGTCTCAAGAGGACTTAGATCGTTTTAGAGAAGAATACCCTGATTTGTATGACACAGTAGAAACTGTAGCTCATATGCGGAGCCAGCAAGAAGTAGAAGCCTTGCGATCTAAGCTTTCTGTTATTGAACAACGAGAAGCAGAGATTGCAGCGCGAGAAGCAGAAGCAGCTCTTAAAGAAAGACATCCTGACTTTGATGACATCAGAGGCGACGATAGCTTTCATGAGTGGGCGCAGGAACAACCTGAACAAATACAAGACTGGATTTATAATAATCCTAATAATGTTACTTTGGCCGTTAAAGCGTTAGATCTTTATAAGTTAGAAACTGGTAAAGGACAGGGTTCTCGCAAAAGACGTTCAGCTCGTCAGCAGCCTCAAGGAGGTTCTGCAGCAGATATGGTATCTACCAAAACAACCAATGTAGATGCTAAGGAAGCTAAGATCTGGACAGAAAGTGAAATTGCGAAAATGTCCCTTGATCAATTTGATAGACACGAAGAAGAAATCAAAATTGCTATGGAAGAGGGAAGAGTTCGTAGAGGATAATCTTTTCTACTTAGGAGTAATATAACATGGCTTATAACCAATCAGACGCTCTATTTGAGCAAAGTACAGACACCAACGGTAACTTTGGTAACTCAGTATCAGGACAAACTAACTCGTTTTTCCTACCCAAAGTATATTCCAAGCAAGTACTCAACTTCTTTCGGAAGTCGTCAGTAGCAGAAGCTATTACGAATACCGATTACGCTGGTGAGATTTCTGGCTTTGGTGACACTGTACGAATCATCAAAGAACCTGTCATCACTGTTTATCAGTATGAGCGTGGTGCAGATGTAACGCAGACTAAATTGACTGACCAAGAAGTTTCTTTGGTAGTTGATACTGCTAACGCATTCAAGTTCATCGTTGATGATATTGAAACAAACATGTCGCACGTAAACTTCCGCGATGTAGCAACCTCTTCAGCAGCTTACGCTTTGCGTGATGCTTTTGACGAAGGCGTAATTGCTACTATGATCGCTGGTGTTTCTGCTGCAAGCCCGAACCACATCCTTGGTTCTGATAGCGCAACTGACCTTGCTGGCGGTACTTTTGACGGTACTGGTAACTTGGACATCGGTTTTGCTTCAGGCGAGCATGACCCTATTGACGTTCTTTCTCACATGGCCCGTCTTCTTGACGAAGCTAATGTTCCTGAAGAAGGTCGTTGGTTCTTGGCTAATCCTGAGTTCTATGAAGTACTTGTACAAAGTTCTTCTAAGCTCTTGTCAGTTGACTACAACGCTGGTCAGGGTTCCATCCGTAATGGTTTGGTAAGCTCTGGTAAGCTTCGTGGTTTTGACATGTACAAAACTAACAACATTGCTGCAACTTCTAACGCTGCAGGTCAATGCCTTGCTGGTCATATGTCTTCTACAGCTACGGCTCAGACGATTACCAGCACTGAAGTAATTCGTGACCCGGATAGCTTTGGTGATATCGTGCGTGGTCTTCACGTATACGGTGCCAAAGTACTGCGACCAGACGCTCTGGTTTCAGCTTTCTACGGAATCGACTAATAAGAACGGGGGGTGTAAAAGCCCCCCAATCTTTTATAAGGATTTAAAGATGCCACAGATAGGTAATAATGAAAAGCCAGTAATGTTTAGGAAAGCGATTGTATCTAAAGATAGTCGTTTTCGTAAGGGTTTTGATAAGGATAAGTATCAGGAAAATTATGATCGTATCTTTGGTAATAAGAGTGAATTAGAGATAGCTAGAGAAACTTCTAAAACTTTTAGCATGGAGCAAGACTAATGATGGTGGATAAGATGCAAAAGCAGATGAAAAGAAAAATGTATATGGAAGGTAGTAAAATTAAGTACAACAGAGGCGGCTATGCTTCTATTGCTGATATGGAAAAGAAGTGTGGTAGCAAAACTCAAAAGAATACAATGAAATGAAAGTACCTGCACCTGAAGGTTATCATTGGATGAAAAGCGGTAAGTCTTACAAAATCATGAAAGATCCTAAAGACGGCTTTAAGCCACACAAAGGCGCAAGTAAAGCAGTGGACTTTCCTATACAAAAGGTTCATAAAAAATAATGGCTACTACATTTCTTCAATTAACAAATGAATTACTACGCGAACTGAATGAAGTTGCTTTAACTTCTTCTACGTTTGCTAATGCTATCGGCGTACAGCAACATGCTAAAGACTGTATTAACAGAGCTTACTTAGATATTGTTAATGAAGAACCTCAGTGGCCTTTTTTATCTACAGGTGAAAGCGGTGAGACTGATCCTATGTACGGTAATGTGTACGTAGAAACTTTAGCAGGAACACGTTGGTACGAGCTTAAACCTGCTTCTAGTAGCATTACTACTGACTATGGCTACATTGATTGGGATAACTTTCTATTAACTACTGTAGGCGTTTCAGGCGAAACAGCACCTTACACTATCCGCAATATTAAATACACGACTACTGAAGAATGGAAAGATTTTTTTAGAATTTCTCAGAATCAAGATGATGCAGATACTCAACAGTATGGTGTACCTAGCAGGGTTGTACGTAGTCCTGATAGTCGTAAATTTGGCTTAAGCCCTATTCCAGATAAAGTATATCGTATTTGGTATTATGCTTTTGACTTACCTACACAGCTAGATGCTTTTGGAGATGCAATTGTATTTCCTGATACCTATAAGTCTGTACTGCTGGCTAGAGCAAGGTATTTTATGCACCAGTTTAAAGAAAATAGTCAAGCTGCTGCATTTGCTTTAGAGGACTATAAGAGAGGATTAAAGCTTATGAAGCTACATCTTATGGAACCTACGCCCGGATATTTTAAAGACGATAGAATGAGATTTATCTGATGTCACAGCCTTGGGGATATTCTTGCAAGGGTGGACTAAACGTCAACCTAAACCAACTAGAAATGTTGGCGCAGCCCGGACAGGCCACTAAGCTTCGTAATTTTGAAGTAGATCCTGACGGTGGCTATAGGCGTATTGATGGCTATTCTTTATTTGGAGACACGCGGCCTAATGGCGGTGAAGTTATTTTAGGAATGGCAGTATACGCTGACGGTGTTATTGTTTGTTCAGGGACTGGTATATTTTTTAGTGTAGATGGTGAAAATGCTTGGCTACAGCTTAACAAAGCTTCTGTACATTCTAGCGGTGATAACTATAGTACCTTTACAGGTCGTTCAGTTGCTGCTAGAACCAGCCAAGGTCGTTGCACCTTTGCAGTCTATGAAGGTACTTCAGATTACGGAGAAATTGTAATCTGTGATGGAGTCAACGAGCCGTTTTTATTTCAAATGACAGGTACTGGCGGTTTAGAGACACGTACTTTTTTTGCTAAAGAAATAACAGTAAGCGGTACTGTAGGCCCCGCAATAGCAGTTATACATGATAAACATCTTGTAGTTGCTGGTGATGCGTCCTCTAAAAATACTGTGTACTATAGCGGTACAAATAACATTGATAGCTTTAGCAGTACAGGATCAGGCAGCGTAGTAATTTCTGATGCTGTTGTAGGACTAGCAAGCTTTCGTGGTGACTTAATTATTTTTGGTAGTAACAGCATACAAAAACTTTCTAACATAAATAATTCTAGCACTGTTGCAGTAACGCCTATTACAACTAACGTGGGTTGTTTATCTCATGGAAGCATTCAAGAAATTGGTGGAGATATTTTATTTTTAGCTCCAGATGGTGTGCGTACTATCGCAGGTACTGCTAGAATTGGTGACGTTGAGTTAAGTTCTGTAAGTAGACAAATACAAGACCTTATTAAAGAAATATCAGTAAACTCTGCTAATATTATTACAAGTGCAGTTTTAAGAAGCAAGTCTCAGTATAGATTATTTTACAGTACATCAGGAGCAAGCCCTAATACAGCTAAAGGTATTATAGGAACTTTAACATCTAACGGTTTTGCGTGGTCAGAGACATTAGGTATTCAAGCACTAGGATTAGCTTCTGATTTAGATTCAGACAACGTAGAAAGAATATATCACGGCGATAAAGACGGTTACGTTTATAACCATACAAGTGGTAATTCTTTTTATAATGCTGGTACATTAGTAGATATTTCTGCTATGTATGAAACACCTAATTTTGATTTTGGTGATGTAGGAACAAGAAAAACTTTAAAATACGCTAGAGTTTCTTTTAGTCCTGAAGGAGAAGTATTACCCTCCTTTAGAGTTAGGTATGACTATGAAGATCCAGCAGTACCGCAGCCAGAAGCGCGTAGTATTTCTACAATTGCTCTACCTGCTATCTTTGGAACTTCTACTTTTAACGCGGTAACCTTTGGAGCAACTACTGACCCTATGGAAAGAATTACTTTAGAAGGCTCTGGCAATACATGTAGCTTTAGAATTTTTAGTGAGGATCAAAAAGCATCATACGCTGTAAACGGTATTTACATAGATTACATGCCTTCAGGCAGGAGATAAATTAATGGCTCAGAATTATACAAGACAAAGTTCGTTTGCTGATGGCGACACAATTACAGCGGCTCTATTTAATAATGAATTTAACCAAGTAGTAAATGCTTTTACATACTCTGCAAGCAGTGCCAGCTCTACTGGACACAGGCACGATGGAAGTGCTGGACAAGGCGGCAGCATTACACAGATTGGTGATTTAGATTTTAATAATAAAATTGTAGTAGACGCTACAAATAACAGATGGGGAGTATTCGTTGAAGTTAGTGGGTCAGCTGTTGAGCAAATTAGGATTCAAGATGGGGCTATTGTTCCTGTTACTGACAATGATATTGATCTTGGGACATCCTCATTGGAGTTCAAAGATTTATTCTTGGATGGAACAGCTCATGTCGATACTCTGGATGTCGATGTCAACGCCACGGTTGCTGGAACTTTAGGAGTTACCGGAGTTACTACACTTTCTAGTAACGCTACTGTTGGAGGTACTTTAGGAGTTACAGGCGCTACTACACTATCCAGTACATTAGGCGTTACCGGAGCTATTACAGGCTCTAGCACTTTACAAGCAACTACTATTACAGCTACTACAGCTTTTGTACCTGATGCAAGCGATGGTGCTTCTCTAGGTACAGTGTCGTTAGAGTTTAGCGATCTTTTTCTTGCTGATGGCGCTCTTATCGCTTTTGGCGATGATCAAGATGTAACTCTTACGCACCTTGCAGATGCTGGCTTGCTTTTAAATGGTGCAAGAGGTTTATTCTTTAATGATACTACACAGTACATTAATGCTCCTAATGGTACAACTTTAGACATTGCAGCTACTGATGAGATTGAACTTAATGCTACTACTATTGATATTAATGGTGCTGTAGACATTTCAGGTAACTTAGATGTAGGCGGTAACTTAGTAGTAACAGGTACAACAACTTTCAATGGCGGTACTCTTACAATGGGTGACGCTGCAACAGACAATGTTGTATTTGGCGCTGATGTCAACTCAAATATTATTCCTAACACTGATAACACTTATGACTTAGGAAGTTCTTCACAAGAATGGAAAGATATTTATATTGATGGCACTGCATATTTAGATGCTATTAATTTTAACGGTACTGCTATATCAGCAACTGCTGCTGAACTAAACATAATGGACGGCGTAACGTCAACTACCGCAGAACTAAATATCCTTGATGGCGTTACAAGCACAGCCGCTGAATTAAATATCCTTGATGGTGTGACTAGCACCACAGCAGAACTAAATATCCTTGATGGCGTTACGTCTACAGCAGCAGAGCTAAACATCCTAGACGGTAAAGCATTCCTTGATGAAGATGATATGTCTTCTAACAGTGCTACAGGTATTGCTTCTCAACAGTCTATTAAGGCTTATGTAGATGCACAAATTACTGCTGAAGATTTAGACTTTCAAGCAGACTCTGGTGGCGCACTGAGCATAGACTTAGATTCAGAGACTTTGACGTTTACTGGTGGTACTGGTATTGACACCAGTGGCTCTGGTAACGCTGTAACCTTTGCTATTGATAGTACAGTAGCAACGCTTACTGGCTCACAGACTCTTACGAATAAATCACTAACTGCACCTACGCTTACAGGTACGGCTGTAGTAGCTTCTCTGGACATTTCAGGCGACATAGACGTTGATGGAACCGCTAACCTAGATGTCGTAGACATTGATGGTGCTGTAGATATGGCTACAACTTTAACAGTAGCTGGTAATGTAGATTTTAATGGCGATCTAGATGTAGATGGTACTTCAAACTTAGATGCAATTGATGTAGACGGTGCAGCAAACTTTGCAGCCGATGTAACTCTTGCAGCAGGAGCAGACTTAATCACAGCTACCGCAGGAACCTCTAACTTACGCTTAGGTGTCAACGCAGGTGATGCGATTGCAAGCGGTGGTAACTACAATACTGTTGTAGGTGATGAAGCAGGTACTGCGATTACTACTGGTGATGCAAACGTGGCTGTTGGTTACCAAGCGTTAGCTACAGAAGACGCTAATGGGGCAAATACCGCTGTAGGCTACCAATCTCTCAAGACCCTGAATGCGGGTGCTGACGGAAACAACACGGCAGTAGGATATATCTCTGGGGTTTTCTTAACTACGGGTATCCGTAATACGCTGATCGGTAGTACCGCAGGTGATGCGCTAACTACAGGCAGCTACAACACAGCGATTGGGTACAACTCTTTAGGTGTTAGCCAAGACGGCACCCTCAATGTCGCTGTTGGAGACAACTCGTTAGCGGCAAATACCACAGGGGCTTCTAACGTTGCCGTTGGACAAGCTGCGTTAGGATCTAACACAACTGCATCTAACAACACGGCTTTAGGTCATTCAGCATTGAATGGCAACAGTACAGGTGCTGATAATACAGCTATAGGTAATTTAGCCCTAGATGCAAACACTACAGCAGATGGAAATACAGCCGTAGGTTCTAGTGCTTTAGGTGCTAATACAACAGGAGCAGATAATGTTGCTGTGGGTGAGGCTGCTTTGTTATTAAATACTACAGCATCTAATAATACTGCATTAGGTACAAGTGCTTTACGAGTAAACACCACGGGTGCAGGTAACACAGCATCTGGAACATTTGCGGCCTATGGCAATACAACCGGAGGAAACAACACTGCCAGTGG